CACATGCGCCGAAGCCGCACGCTTGACACGCTCGCCACGCTCAGCCAACATGCCCCGCACCCCAGGGGACTTCAACACCTCACGAATACCAGGAAGATTAAGCTTCACATTCACATCCTGAGCCACAATCCATCAGCCCTTCTTACGCTTCACATTGATCTGCGTGCCCGCATCCCAACCGGACATCGGATGATGCCACACCACAGGAGACCCGTCAGCCTCCCACACCACACCCCGAATACACCACCGGCAACGATAACCGGCACCCTTGACAGGCTGCTTAAACAACAGCGACCAATGCTCATAATCAGAGTCACGACCTGCCGCCTCATCCTCCTGCGACAACGAAGAATAGATGGCCACGTTATGGAACACGGTTTCTACAGGATGACCCCAGTCTTCCACCTTGTCGCCCAAATCATCGACACGAACAGCCGGTTGAAGCATCACAACAGTTTCACCGTAAGGAAAACCGGTCATATCATATCTCCCACAAAGGGCCAGCGTAGCCGTTAATATTCGACCCGCACGAGCAACCCTCACCCCACACCGTGGAACACACCTCAGAATGCACATATCGACCATTGATAGTGGGGGTGATAGTGAACGCTTTACCAGCCCCACCATCACCCTCACACAACTTCTTCAGCGCGGCAATCTCGGACGGCCACAGCAAATTCGTGGGAGTATTCGACCGTGTAGTCTGAGCAAACGGGCCCGCAGACTCATACTGCACCTGCCCCGACACGCCAGTATCATTCCAGCGCAACAGGGCCCTGCGCAGAATAGCCTTAGCGGCATCCTTGTATTTGAAATCCGGTTTAGCGATACAGGGGGCGACACTGACAGCCACAGCCTCCACATCGGCGATCATCGCCTCAAGCTTCCCCTCAGGAATATCGGCGAAAGGCTCAATATCCTCAGGCTTCAAAATGATACCCATCAACACCACCCCCTGCACATAGTACACATTCGCTTATCTTGTATCAGTTACCAGCCGGAGGATTAGGCTCAGGCTTCGGAGCCGGAGGAGGAGTCGGAGCAGCCTTCTCCTTCACCACAGCAAACGAATCAAGCGACTCGATAGCAACATACAGCACAGCCTCGGCACGAACCATAACCTCATTATGGCCCTTCAAATCGCGGCCAGTCTGATCCGGGTCACCATACTCGATCAGCTCGATCGGGAAGTTACGCTGGAACCCCCAATGAACACGAGAGAAATCACCCACAATAGCCTTCACACCAGAGGCAGGCGACATCTCCGGGGCACCCGAAACAGTCGAAGAAGCACCAACATTCAGACCACGCCAATTATCCAAACCAGCGAACCCGGCGGCAGGATACATCGGCTGACCCGCAAGCGGAGACCCCTTCGGATACACCTCAGTAGACAGAGCAAACGAGAACGCAGGATCCAAAGCAACCCCGCTAGGAACCTGCAAACCAGCCCCCGCAATCAGGCCGACAGCCTTAACAAGATCAGTCGTAGCACTATCAGTGGCATCAACCGTCTTCTTCGTCTTATCCAGCGAAGTCTTGACAGCCGCAGCAGGCTTCCCAGTGGCAGGATCAATACCGTGGAAAGCAATCAGATCCACGGCGCGACCAATAGAAGCACCCAAAGCAGGCGAAATCAGATCCTGAAGCACCCCGAGACGGTAATCCGCGTCAGCCCACATAAACTCATCAGAGACGCGCTGCTGAGTCACAACCTTGATAGGCTGCGCAGTAAACGCCGAAACACCAACCGAAGCGGAAGGCTTAACCTCGCCCTCACCAACAATCTTGGCGCGAGGAACACCACTAAACACGGCACCCTTCACCGGGCCGAAAATAGTCGGCTGCTCCGGCGACAGCTTAGCAAGCACACCGGAATCGATAGCACGGTCACGAACCGCACCAATCATAGAACCAGGAAGCTCAAGCTTCCCTGCAGAAAGAAAATCGTCAGCCATTATAAATCATCTCCTAGAATTATTGACAAGAGCATCCACAAACGCGACACCCTCACGTCGTTTAACATCATCAACGGGGGCACTCCCCGCAAGACGGCGCACACCCGCGCCACCACCACTACTCTGGTCGATCAAACCCTTCAAAGCCTTAGCAGACTCCACCAGCGCTTCACGATCGCCACCGTGCAAGAAAGCGACAGCATCACCCGACAGGCCACACTCGGCAGCCACCTCACGCTTCACACCCTCAAGAACAAACCCGTTAATCCGGTCTTCGAGTTCCTCATTCTTGCGGCGAAGATCATCAATCACAGACCCCGCATCACCATCCGAGGCGCGAAGCTTCTCCAACTCGGCAAAATTACTTTTAGCACGAGACTCCCACTTACGAGCCTCAGCCTTCCAATCCGTGCCAGAAGAAGACTCCTCCTTCACGGAAACATCACCGGCATGATCATCGCCGGCAGCCTGCCCATCCTTCACAACATCAACAATGTCTCCACCCTTTCCGGGCTCAACAGCATCATTGTCAACATTCTGTTCCTCAACACTCTGATCGGCCATAGCCTAACCTAACACTCCTTGCGGAAAACAACACAACATTATTGACCCCCGTGCGGGAGACAACCCTGTGCACCAATAACCGGCGGCACACAACCGGAAACCATCATCTCATGTCGCCAACAGTACGCATAGCCTTCAAAATATTGCCAGGCGACTGCTGCAACCCATGATCATCAACCCACTCACGAGCCTTCTCATACGTCCTCTGATATGCGGCATCAGCCCTATTCGGCTCCCAAGGGCCAACAACCTCAACCACCGTACACCCACAATGATCATGATACTTCGAACCAAACGGACGCTTACCGGCACGCTTATGACGCCGAGTATGACCAGTAGTAAGCGCCCTTTCCCGAGTCGTATAATCCGACCTCGTAGCCAACATGGCACAAAACGCGCACGGATCACCATCAGTCACCCTGCGCCACGACCTACCCTGCGCACCCGCAGACCACTCAACCGTGTCACGGCCAGCATTCATCACAGCCCGATTAACACCCGCAGCCATCGCATCAATCGTATCCTTCGCCCTATCCGGGTCACTATTCATCATCTTCATAGTCGAAAACGACCTAGCCAACGCTGCGGCAGCATCAAACTCGTCATACACGATCAAACCAGGATCGACACCGTTAAGCTTCCGAAAATCTGAAACGAACTTGCCCGCCAACGCCGCGGAACCGTCATGGCCGGCACGCTCCAACTCCACACACAAACGCACATACTGCGCATCTGTCATCTTCCCGGAATACCACAAACGACCAAGCTCAGAATAATAGCCCGCATACTTCCCAGCAAACCTGACCGCCTCACGCTGATACCCGGCAGCAGCCATCCGCGACGCAACACCCGAAGCCATCCATCACACCTCGTTGGTTTGACGCGATATAGCCCCAGCCAGCGCAGCCAACGGATCCGACGACTCGGCACGATGACGCATCACAGCCTCAACCTGCACATCATCAAGCCCCAACATCTCCAACACAGTCCGAGAATCAGCAGGCAAAATACCGGCACCAACAAGCTTCGTCACAGCATCCGCTGTAGCAGCCCTCGTCGGGGTTGAAGCATCACGCCACCTCAAACCCACATCACCAAAAAAAGCAGCCTCATCAACACTCGAATCAAGCGCCCTCGCAGCCAGGAAACCAACCGACAACCAGCCCTGACCAAACGACGTCTGACGCCGCTCAGCCCGCTTCACAAGCCGCGACTCCTCAGCAGCCAAAGCCTCACCAGAAGGCGGGTTAGACGTAATAAACCCGAAATAGCGCTCCGGAACCGCAGCCTCACCAGCCGTCAGCTGAGCCAACAAACGCATCTGATCCGAATACGGAGTCGGAGAATTAACCGGAAACGACCCCACATTCGGAGTGTCCCCATCATCATCCTTATCCACAGCCCACACAGAAGCCATCGACAGAACCCAGCCAGGCTGCGAAAACTCGTCAGCCGACACACCCGTAACCCACCTTTGCGGATAGGCGTAGAAGTCACGATTCACAGACTGCCCCAACAGTGTGCGCACAGCCTCATCCGTGTAAGCCCTGATCGAGCGGGTAATCTCCGAACGGCCATCAATCCTCGACGTCCTGCGCCGATTCACAACAGGCACCAACGGAACCGCACCCAACACATTCGGTATACGGCCCGTCTCCACCCACTCACGGCTACCCCGCCGCTCCACCTGAACAATCACATCAGGCAACAACAACTCCGCCTCAACCACCTCAGGATCACACGTCTGCTGCACCACCAAACCCGCATCCAAACGAGACCCGTCAGCCGAAAACCGGCCAGTGCAATTCTTTGGCGACTGCGGACGAACCAACACCGACCCATCATCTTGGGGGATAACAGCCACAAACGACAAACCAAAAATCAGCGCATCCAAATGCACATCACACGACGCCGTAGCAAGCCGATTCGCAGCATACACACCATCCAGGCCGTAGCCGTCACCATTCGTCCAGCCAAGCCAATCCAGACGCTCCTCCAAAGCATCCACAGCTATACCAGGCCACGACACCACCGTCTGCACACGCTGCAACTCCGGAGGAATAGCCACACCAAGGTCACGCACCCGATTAGAGCCCTCATAGTAGCCCTCAATGCGACAATGCCACGAAGACAACCCTTGAATACGATCGTACATGCCCTCAATCAGAGCCAACTCATCCGAATTCATACCACAGACACCCGCTTCCTACCACTACGCTCCCGACGGCCACGACGAACACGTTTAGCCCCCAAAAACGCCAAAGACACAGCCTCCAAAGGAACCTCAGAACCATCCTTAAACGAGGAACCCCAACCCCACGCAGAACCCTTCTTCTTCTGCACAGCCGACCTCACAGCAATATCCAACATGTCACGCCTCGAATCAGCCCTAGGGTGAGAAACCACACCCGACCTGACACCCTCCAGGAACGCCTGGCACGCCTCCACATACACCCCAGTATCGACAACAATCACGCCACGGCCCGGAACACCACGATCCGTCAACGCCTTCTGCAACAACACCGCACCAGACCCGGCAACCATGATCCGGTCAGTATCACCCCAACGAACCGCCAACCAGTCAGCCAACCGGCCCACACCATCAACAATCGTCCCCGACAGCCCATCAATCACCTCAACATGAACCCCAGCATCAGTCCTGCCAGCACCAGCCAACGCAACACGATCCCCCGAACGAGAAAACGAAACACCAAACACTTTCCCGCCCACAAGCTCCACATCATCGACCGCAGACTGGACCCACTTATCGGCTGGTATCACCGACGAAGCAGACTGGCCACGATCCCACCAGCCAAGCCGCTCCCGAGCAAACCCGGCAGCAGACATCGACTCATGCTCATCCGACACAGTCCCAAAATTCAGACGCCGACCCAACGCCGGATTCGTATCCCCAGCCAACTTCCGCCACTGCCGCGACACATCATCCGGATCAGACTCGTCAGGAATCGAAAACTCCGTCCACGCAAACCTTCTACCACCCGACAAAGCCTGCCCACGCAAACGCAACACCACAGACCCGTCAGCCAACGGCCCAGGCGGCGTACCCAAAAAAATCTGCTGCGGATCACCAGACGGAGCCGCAGACACCGTAGGAAGCAACGCCTCCAACTGCTCATCCGACAACTCCTGAGCCTCATCACACACCAAATCATCAACCGTAAACCCGCGAGCCGAACCCCGAGAACGGGCCACAAACTCCACCGACCCCCAACCAGGGCAGCCACACTTCTTACCACCCACACGACAATCAGGATGATGCAACACAATCGACTCCTGACCATTCGTCGCACGAACAGCCTTCACCATACGAGCCAAATCCGGATAGCGACGCTCATTCTCAAAAAACGACCGCAACCGCATAAACGCCTTACGAGCCGACTTCAACTCGTGAGCCGTATGCAAAACACGCCGCCCCTGAACCACCATCTTAAAAAGCTCAACAACCTCAAGGATAGCGTTCTTCCCATTCTGGCGAGGCACAAACACCCCACACACACCCGCAGCAAGCCTGCCATTACCACCCACAGCAAGCCAATCATCCAACACCTGCTGCTGCCACGGATCAGGCGTCAACCCATACGCAGCCCCCAAAGCACCAGCATCCTTGCCAGCAGACACCGAATACGCCGCAGCCACCCGATGACGAGGCACCTGAGAACCAACAACACCAGACATTAGGCCCCTTTGCGCTTCCGATACCGATCAATCATCGCCACCGCAGAACCAGCACCACCAACAGTACCAGTGCCAGCATCCCCAGAATGAGCCTCCAACATGCCCATAAACGCCTTCACATGAGCACGAAGCGAAGCCACCAAATCCGCGCGACCCTCACGCCACACCGCATCATGCAACACCGCAGCATCCATAAGAAACAACCACTCCTCATCAGACACCAACCCGGCACGCGAATCCTCACCCCACACACGCCACCAACGACGCGTCTCCCCACACCAATCACGAGACTCAGGAAGCTCAGGCTGCACAACACTCACCACCAACACAAAAAGTCGACAAACAGACAAATCCACAAAAGGGAGGTATTTCACTA